GGCTTTGTTGGCACGATGGTCAACAAACTCATAGGCGGGTGAAATTGATCCCATCTCTTTATTGTTCGCAGCAAACGCTTGTGTCGCCGCAATCAAAGAAGGTTGCGAGCTTTACAAGCAAGCAAAGACCGCTTTCATGGAGGTTAAGGCTACTGTCGATGAAGCTGTTGGAATCGGAAGAGAAATTTATGGTTTCTGGGGGACGCTGGCAAAACTCTTTGGCGGTGCGCCAACTCCTGTCGCGCCCAAGCCTGTGGCGCAAAAGAAAAAAGAAAAATACAAAGCCTACGATGAGACACAAGCCACCGCAGACATTGTTAAGCATTTAACAAAATTCTGGACATTACAGGATGAATTGAATGACTTTCTGAGGGCTGAAGAAAACAGGGCAAAAGTCTATGACCCGAACGCTAAGAATGCAGACATGATGGCAAGCGCGATGAATCGTATATTGTGCCAACAGCAGATGGAAAAACTCAGCGCAGAAATTCGGGAAATCATGGTGTATCAAACGCCCGGTCTAGCGGACATTTACACCCAAACTTATGCCATGCGTGGCGCAATACAAGAAGAACAAGAAAAAGCTAGACTTGCTAAAGAAGCAAAGGAAAGACAAACCTTATGGCAACAGCGGGAAAAGCAAAGAAATCTACAAGCCAAACTAGCGGGTCTGCTGGTGACTTCTATATTCCTCCTCTACCTCTGGCTGTGGCTCAGCCTGTTAAGTCGCTGGAGACAGACATAATGGGCTGGATAGCCGCTACGGTGCTCATAGGGTTGCTACTCCCATTGCTTGGATTTTTGTATGTTGATATATTAACTACCAAGCGTGATGTGCAAATTGAACTTGAAAAAGTCCAACAGCTACGGCGGCAAATGGAACTTGAGAAAAAGGAAAAATAATGGAATGGCTCAAACAAATTGCACCGACCATTGCTACTGCGCTGGGTGGTCCATTGGCTGGACTTGCTGTTGATGCGGTGAGCAAAGCCATTGGCATTGATGCAAAAGATGTTAACAAAACCATTGCTGATGGCAAACTGAACGCTGAACAAATAGCCAAAATCAAAGAAGCTGAAATTGCAATGGCGGCACGGGCGCAAGAGCTAGGTCTAGACTTTGCCAAACTTGCAGTGGATGACCGCAAATCTGCGCGAGATATGCAAACGGCAACGCAGTCGTGGATACCGGGCATGATGGCGATTGTCGTGACCATTGGTTTTTTTGGCATCTTAATTGGGTTAATGACTGACCACTTTAAAACCAGCGATGCGTTAATGTTGATGCTTGGCTCATTGGGTACAGCGTGGACAGGCATCATTGCTTTTTATTTCGGCTCATCCGCTGGCAGTCAAAAGAAAGACCAGCTACTCCATCAATCCAGCCCAAAGTGAGGGTGCTTATGCGTTCAAATTTTGACCTTGCCTTGCTCAAACTACTTGTCCATGAGGGCGGCTATGTTAATCATCCAGCCGACCCGGGCGGCATGACCAATCTAGGCGTGACAAAGCGCGTTTGGGAGGAATGGCGCGGTCACGCTGTTGACGAAATGGAAATGCGGATGCTGACACCAGAAAAGGTTGCGCCTTTGTACAAGGCTAAATACTGGGACATGGTGCAAGCGGATAAGTTACCGCATGGCGTAGATTTTTGTGTGTTTGATTGCGCGGTAAACAGCGGCGTGAGAAGGGCTTCTAAACTGCTTCAAAGGGCGGTAGGCGTGGATGATGATGGCGTTATAGGTAACGCTACTATGGCGGCTGTTGAAGCCCTAGAACCCGCTGAAATCATTGACCGCTTTTGTGCCGAACGATTGCACTTTTTAGAATCGTTACCCACATTTGCAACTTTTGGTAAGGGTTGGAGTCGGCGTGTTGCAAGCGTGAAAACTGAATCCATGAATCTTGCGTAATGGCGATGGCATTTGCTGTTAAGCAAATCACGGCAACAGTAATTGCGCCACCGACACACAAGACAAAAATGATGACCAGCAAATCAATCATGTGTTCTCCTCGGTAAAGCCGTTTTTCTCCTTGAGTTTGGCTTCAATAGTTTTGTAAAAGGCAATTTCAAGTTGCCTACCTTGGACAATCTTGTAAGCCTCGCTGTAACATTCCTGAATCTCCTCATCCGTCAGCCCTACCCATGTGCGCTGTGCTGCGGGTGGGTAGGTGTGGAGAGGTTGCACATTCCAGCCCTTGCGTTTCCACAATTCGACTTGTTCTGGCCTATCAGTTCTTGCGTAAACGCCTTTGTGTCCAATGCCGTAATCAAACGGATGGACTTGCCACGCCACAGGCTCTTGGCTTTCCAACTCTGCAATGGCTTGCTCTGCAATCAGTTTGTATTGGTTTAACCAATAGCGTGTCTCAGCAACATTGTTATGCCTCTCATTGCGTTTTGCATCCGTAAGCGCCTGTTTCAATACTTCAATCATTTATTCAACTCCCTGTACGCCTTAATGGCGTCTTTCAATTCGTTCTGCAATTGTTCGATGCGCTCTTGTTGCTCTTGCATCTTGGCGTACGCTTCGGCAGCGAACTTGGCCAAGTTAGCCTGGCTCCACAATTCAAAGTTTGGCATTTCGTTGTCTCCTACTTTCGGTCAGCATTTGTTTCAGCCATTTTGAAGCGCCGAGCCGCTTCCATTCTTCATACTGCCACTGCGTAAGTTTTGCGCCTACGCACTTTTGACTCGTCGTCAATTCACTTTTAGGTCTTGGCATTTGTGCTCATCTCCGGCTGATTTGGTTAAGAAAATAAGGTAGCAGTTACTGCACCGCCATACAAGACCTTCTTGCATGACCGTCCTACCGCGCTCGCGTCGTTTGCCGAAGAATGTTCTGATCTTTTCAAGCACCGTTCTTCTCCTTGAGTTTGTCTTCTGCCCACCACACTGCTGACTGCCATGCCTGTTCAGCCACCCAAGATTCTTTGCAGCCCTGTGCAATCTCCTCATCCGTCAATCCCTGCCATGTGCGCTGTGCTTTCAAAGCAACATACTTGTCGGATAAAGCAACATACTTGTCGGATAGTGCCGTGTAATCAGCGACTGCAACAATTCCACCGCAATCACACTCACCTTTTGGGTATGCTGGCTCGCTATGTACAGCACAATCTGACCAATGCGCCACAGGGTCTTGCTCTGTGCGCTGTGGTGGGGTGGTGTAGAGAGGCTTCCAATACGGCAATCCGTCAGAATCTAAATCAGCAAAATCGTCTGGTCTGCGCTTCCGAAAGTCTGACCCGTTCATAAACTGCCACGCCACAGGCTCTTGCTCTGGCTGTGCCAAGGCTTCTTTGATGGCGGTGATGGCTTCAGTCGCAACATCAATGTCGGCTTGGCATATTGCCGTATCTTCAAAAAATTCCAACGCCTCAAGCGCCAGCTTCAATGTTTCTTGTGTCATATTCAATACCTGTACTTAGGGGCACACGTCACGTCAGCCACAACGTCAGCGGTGTAGTTGTTGATCTTGCGTTTACTAAACACCATCACCGCTCGCAGGCCAGAGCTTTCACACTCTTGCACCGCCAAGATGACTTCGTTGCGACTCATGGCTTGGATGTTCTTGTCCAACACCATCTTCTGCTCGGCGGTGCCGTTGCTGTCAAACATGGGGGCGCTGCCCGCGCAGCCGCTCATCAATAAAAGTAAAAGATACTTCATGGTTGTTTTGCCTCATGTAAAAGTTCAATACGTTCACGCGACGCTCTGAGCGTGGTGTAGCGTTGGTGCAGTCGCTCTAGCACCACCACACGCTTGGCGTTCGCGCGCTCATGGGTCAGCATCTCCAAGACCTTGGCTTCGTCAAAGGTCTTGAGTTCTTCATTTAATTTTCGCCATGTGAGTTGCAATTTTGTCCTCCAGTTTTTTAGTTAACGCCATGCTCTTGCTCAACTTGCGCCAAGCAGCGTTATGGTCGCGCCGATAAATTTTTTGAATAGACTTCTCAGCCTTTAGCTGGGTCTTCCAGTTGTTCAAACGTACACTCATTTCAACTCCTCCATTGCAATATCCGATATGGCGCGCTTGTCGTGTAGCGCACCCCAAATTTTTTCATCTATGGTTTTGTTGGTCAGCATGATGTAGCACCAGACGTCGTGCTTTTGTCCTGATCTGTGCAGACGACCGACGGTCTGCTCGTACAGTTCCAGCGACCAAGGCAGGGACAAGAAAATGATTTTGCACCCGCCAAATTGAAGGTTGAGTCCGTGACCCGCCGATTTCGGATGCACCAGTAAGAGTTCAACTCGCCCTTCGTTCCAGCGTTGAATGGCTTCTTTGTCGTCAAGGGTTTGAGCGTGGGGGTAGCGGCGTTTAAGCTCTGCCAACTCCTCCTGATACGTGTAAGCAATGATCGTATTTGCTCTCTGATTTTCATTCAGTAACTCCTCAAGCCGGTCAAATTTATGTGCGCTGAACCACACTGGCGTCTGTGTGACAATGAACTTACCAGGTATGTCGGAGGCTTCTTTGCGTGTGTCGTACACAAACCCGCTGGCCATCTGTTGCAGCTTGCCCGTCACCACGCCACCATTGGCCGCTACGGCTTTGGCATCAGGGAACTCCACCACGAAGTCGGCCTTCATCTTCTCGTAAGGCTTGCGGTCGTCCAGATCGCACCGCACTTCGATCACATGCAATGGCGGCAGCTTGTCGGCGTACTCGCCAGCTTCCAACACATAGGTGGCCGGTTTGATGCGCTCCATGACCTTGGCCAAGGCACCCACACGTGGTGCCCACTCACCAAACTCTTTGTTGATCAGCACGAAGTACTGTTGCATGAACGCGCCTTTGGAACGACCAAGCAACGACTGGTCAACGATCTTGCATTGGCCAAACACGTCTTCCAAACCGTTGCTGGTGAAGGAGCCCGTCAAGCCCCAACGAACGCGCATAGGTTCCAGCACCTTTAGCAACGCTTTGAAGCGTGTGCCGGACGGGTTCTTCAAGCGTGTCAGTTCGTCAAACACGATGGCGTCAAAGTCCAGCGCCTGCTCGGCCAGCCATTGGATGTTGTCGTAATTGCTGACCACGATCTGCGCCTTAGAACGCAACGCTGCGCCTCGCTCCTTGGGTGTGCCGACCGCCACGGCCAACGGTACGTCAGATGCCCACTTGGGTTGCTCGACTGGCCACACGTCGGTGCAGACGCGCTTGGGGGCGAGGACGAGGAACCGCTTGACCACACCGTTGGCCAGCATGTCTTGCATGGCCGTCAACGTGATGGCTGTCTTGCCAGCGCCAACAGGTGCCAAGATCATGGCTCGGTCGCGCTCGTACAAGAAGTCAGCGGCTTCGTCTTGGTAGGGTCTTAATGAATTCATCAATTTGTTCTGTTGTCCATAAACACGCATACCGTTGGTTCAGCAGCGTCATGTCCGACATGAACATCTTCTGCAACGCTGACAGCCTGCCGCCCTTGGTCTTCAATTCCACAAACCATGTGCTGCCGTCAGGCAGACACGCGATCCGGTCTGCGACGCCTTTGCGCCCTGGTGACGTAAACTTGTACGTCTTGCCACCGATGCGCTCAACCGCCCAGACGAAATGATTTTCAACTATTTTTTCTTTCATGTCAAAAAGTTTAGCACAGTTTTATTTTCTGTGCTATAGTTCAGTCTCAATTAACTACAGGAGAGTTCAGTGGATCACAGTAAGATAGTCGGCGGCTCAACCGCCAAGCGCGTTATGAACTGCCCAGGCTCAGTAGCCTTGGTGCAAAAGATGCCACCCCAGCCCAGCAACAAGTACGCCGACGAGGGTACGCTGTTGCACAACGTCATCGCTGAAATAGTGATGTCAGACAAACACCCCGAATCATTCCTTGGCACCACCTACAACGAGCAGGTGCTGACGTTGGACTTGGTCGACAATAAACTGGTGCCTGCGCTTGCTGCGCTGGACGTGATCGACCCTAACAAGGAGATGGAAATTGAAGCTGAAACTCGCGTTGGTTTTGGTGACTTGTTGCCTGGTGTTTTTGGCAGCACTGACCTCATTGGGCGCATTGGTAGCCGCGCTGTCGTATTGGATTGGAAATTCGGTGACGGCGTTGCTGTTGAGGTAGAAGAAAACCCGCAGTTGATGTTCTACGCCGCTGCGGCCATGCGTACCGAAGAAGCCAAGTGGGCATTTGTTGACGTCGAAGAGATCGAGATGGTGATCGTCCAGCCGCCACAGGTCAAGCGTTGGGTGACCACACCGGCTCGCATTGCACAGTTTGAGAAGGACTTGGTGAAGGCTGTCAAGCTGGCGCAGCAACCCAACGCTGAACTCAAAGTCGGTGACCACTGCCGTTGGTGCGCGGCCAAGCCGATCTGCCCACAGATGACCGGCGCTGTTGACCGTGCCTTGAAGACGCAGATTGAATCGATTGACGTGCAGACGCTTGGCTCGTACTTGGCCAATGCTGATATTCTGGAAGATTGGATCAAAGACCTTCGTGCGCTGGCGCACCAAATCTTGGACAGCGGCGCGCCGGTTCCTGGGTATAAACTGGTGGCCAAGCGTGGCACACGTCAGTGGGTAGATGAAGCGCAAGCTCATGTAGAGTTACGCAAACTGGGCATTGAGCCCTACAAAGAACCTGAGTTAGTTTCTCCAGCGCAAGCGGAGAAGGAACTCAAAAAGCGCAAGATGACATTGCCCGACGATCTTGTCGTGTCAGTGTCATCAGGCACAACATTGGCAGCGGAGAGCGATCCCCGTCCGGCAGTGTTGCAAATCGGGAAGCAGTTGACTGCGGCCCTTTCTAAACTTCAATAAGGAAAATCATGTCCAATTTAGTAGCGTTCTCTCAAGCGGGCTTGCCCGCAGTTTCCACCCTGTCAACCGCACTGCGTTCGATCCAAGCAGACGTTGGCCCAGCCGGTACAGCTATCCTCAAAATGGATAAGACTGGCCACTGGGTCTTCGGTGCCGATCAGACCGAAGTTGAAGACGACAGCAAGTGGGCGATCAACCCCTTCTCATTTGTCCACGGCTTTATTGCTTGGGGTGATGGTGAGGTGTTGGCCGAGAAGATGGCGAGCGTCAGCCAGCCGTTGCCCGAACTCGACGAAGCGCCCCCAGGTGCCAAGAAAGGTTGGGAAACACAAGTCGGCTTGTCACTCAAGTGCATCAGCGGCGAGGACAAAGGAATGGAAGCGCGTTACACCACCACGTCAGTGGGCGGTAAAAAAGCGGTTCAAGCCATTGCAGTCGCGTTGGCCGAGCAGGTCGAGAAAGATCAAGCCAAGCCAGTGGCCATTGTGCGTCTGCGTAAAGATCACTATGCCCACAAGAGCTACGGCAAGATTTACACGCCTGTGTTTGAGGTCATTGAGTGGGTCAGCATGGACGGCGAGCCAGAAGTGGCTCCTGAAGCACCAGCGCCAGCAGGCCGTCGCCGGAGGTCAGCATGAGATTAGAACTTGACGTGCAAGAAATCAACGCTGTGATGGCGTTGCTCGCTTCGCTGATGGACAAAATCCGAATGCAAGCCCAAGCGCAGATGACCGCGCCGCCAACGGAGTAATCTTCCTGATGCCGCGTGACAGGCGGCATTGGAAAGGAGACACGAATGCTTTGGATTGATTTCGAGACGCGTAGCCGGTGCGACTTACCCAAGCACGGCGTCTACAACTACGCGCAAGACCCCAGCACCGAAGTGCTGTGCATGTCATATGCGTTCGACACCGATGACGTGCAGACATGGTTGCCTGGCCAACCCTTTCCCGAAGCAGTACGCAACTACACCGGCTATATCGCAGCCCACAACGCGGCGTTTGAACGCCTGATCTTTTGGTACGTGTTGGGTATCAACTTCAAGTTGGAACAGTTCTACTGCACCGCAGCACAAGCCCGCGCCAACTGCGCGCCTGGCTCGCTCGAAGACGTTGGCCGCTTTGCTGGCGCGTCGATGAAGAAGAGCCACCGAGGCGCTCAATTGATCCGCTTGCTATCAATCCCACAGGCCGATGGCACGTTCAGGCAAGACCCCGCGCTCATGGCTGAGATGATTGAATATTGCGAGCAAGATGTGCGCGCCATGCGTTCGATCAGCAAGGCCCTGCGCCCCTTATCAGCAGATGAGTTGGCCGACTACCACGTCAACGAGCGGATCAACGACCGTGGCGTGTTGGTAGACGTGCCCTTGTGCAACGCCGCCGTCAAGTTCGCCAGCGATGAGTTGGTCGAGATTGAGCAAATCGTGGCCGAGGTGACCGAAGGTGCCATCACCAGCGTCAGGTCGCCTAAGATGCGTCAGTGGGTGATCGACCGCGTGGGGCCACAGGCTCTGAAGCTGATGGAAACCTATAAAGACGGCGAGAAGAAATATTCGATTGACAAGACTGTGCGAGCCAATTTGCTTGCGATGGAGAATCCAGATGAGATACCGCCCGCTGTTGCCGAGGTCATCCAATGCGCGGACGACCTATGGGCGTCTTCGGTTGCTAAGTTCAGCCGCCTCGCAAGCCTCGCAGATATCGAAGATCACAGGGTTCGCGGAGCCTTTGTATTTGCTGGAGGATCAGCCACTGGACGAGCTTCAAGCTACGGAGCCCAAGTTCACAATTTTACTCGCAAGTGCGCCAAATCGCCCGAAGACGTTAGAACTGCAATGGTCAGAGGCCATTCAATTGTTCCACAATTTGGAAAGCGCGTTACTGATGTCCTCAAAGGAATGCTCAGGCCCGCACTGATACCAGCCAAGGGAAAGTCCCTAGTCGTGGCCGACTGGTCGTCCATCGAAGCCCGCGCCAATCCGTGGCTGTCCAACTGCCCCGCAGGCGAGCGCAAGCTGGACGACTTCCGACGCGGCTTGGACGCGTACATTGTGAACGCGGCGGCCACGTTTAGACGTCCTTACGAAGAGATATTGGCCGAATACGAAGCCACTGAAAAGTCTGATATGCGCCAGATAGGCAAAGTGCAAGAGTTGGCCTGCGGCTTTGGGGGCTCCATCGGTGCCTTCGCGGCGATGGGCCGCGTCTACGGCGTGAATTTGCCTGAGTCAGATGCTAAGCGCATGGTAGACGCATGGCGCAGAGCCAACCCGTGGTCGGTGCCTTACTGGCAAGCCTTGGAAGAAGCCTACACCCGCGCCATGCGAAACAAAGGCCATGAGTTCAGCGTGGGGCGGGTTACCTACCTGTTCGACGGCCAGCATCTCTGGTACGCTCTGCCCTCCGGTCGAGTCCTGTGCTACCCCTTTGCCAAGTTGGAAACCGACGGCGTGACGTACGCCAAGGCAGCTTGGAAACCGGCAGCAGACGCGACCGAATGGCCACGCGCAAGGCTTTGGAAAGGGTTGGCGTGTGAGAATATCACCCAAGCCACCGCCAACGATTTGCTGCGTCACGCGCTACGCCAGCTTGATGACGTGGTGTTGCATGTGCATGATGAGATCGTGTTGGAAACCGACCGGCCAGAAGAGATGGCCGAGCGGCTTGAAAAGGTGATGTGTACGCCGCCCGAGTGGGCTAAGGGCTTGCCCCTTGGCGCAGAGGTGGCAATCATGTCGAGATACGGCAAATAAAAAGCCCGCTGGCAGGCGGGCTTGTAAGGGAGCACTAACTTGGAATTTCTGGAATTTATCACAAAACTCGCCCCAGTTGGTGAGACAGCGTTAATTGTTCACCAAAAACCACAACTGAAAGACGGCCAAATCCAGCTACATGCTGACGGCGCAGTCAAGTGCACATGGCCAGCGCACCTCCCCACCAAGGGAGTTAAGGCTGGCCAAGCGTGGTACGCCAACACCGCCAGCTTCATCATTGACCGCTTCGCCGATGGGCGCGTGTCGGCCAGCGCAGCCAATTGCGAGTACATCTTGGTAATGATGCTGGACGACATCGGCACCAAATCCAAGACGCCCCCGATTGAGCCGACATGGATCATGGAGACGTCCGAAGGGTCGTTCCAGTGGGGCTACGCCTTCAGCGACCAGCCCACCAAGGCCGAGTTCAGCGCGGCTATTCGCGCCATTGCCGACGCAGGCTATACAGACCCTGGGGCCTGCAATCCGGTTCGCAACTTCCGATTGCCTGGCTCGGTCAACTTGAAACCCGACCGCAATATGTTTGCGTCGCGTCTGGTCGAGTTTCACCCAGAACGCGAGTTCACCCTATCACAAATATGTGATGCCCTTGGGGTCACGCCGGTCGAGGCCGACTCGCTCACCCTGCGCCCGATCCGCTTATCGGACGACGGCGCAGACGACGTGATGGCGTGGCTGTCCGAGCAGGGTTTGCTACTGTCCAAACCCAACGGCGAGGGTTGGGCGGGCGTTATCTGCCCCAACAGCGCCGAGCACACCGACGGCAACCCCGAAGGCCGATACATGCCCGCCAACCGCGCATATTGCTGTCTGCATTCGCACTGCGTAGATTTCGATTCGCGCATGTTCTTGCAGTGGGTGACCGACAACGGTGGCCCAGCGCACACCCCAGGTTTGCGTGAAGAATTGCTGGCGCAGGCGATGGACTTGGCATTGTCCAAGCTCACCCCGACACCCGAATACCCCGACGCTGCCGCTGCCGTCATTGCCGAGGTCGAGCGCAAAGAGTTAGGCCGCATTGAGAAAAACGAGTGGTGGGGCCGGTTTGCGTACATACAGGTAGATGATGCGTTCTTCGACATGCAAGACCGCCGCGAGATCAGTCGCCACACTTTCAACGCCTTGTTCCGGCACATCGACTGCAAGTCAGTTCACAATGTGAAACGCCGCGTTGAGGCGGCTACGTCGTTCGATGAGCTACGCCAAGCCAAGGGGGCGAAGGCATTGGTCGGTGTCACCTACGCCGCCGGTGAGTCGGTATTGGTCGCCCGTGACGGCATGGTCTACGGCAACCGTTGGCGCGATGCCCGTCCTACGCCCGCAGCCGGTGACGTGTCCCAATGGCTCGCACACGTCGAGCGCATGGTTCCTGAGCGGTTCGAGCGTGAGCACCTTTTGAACGCCTTGGCGCACAAAGTGCAATTCCCGACCCATAAGATCAACCACGCCATCTTGATGGGTGGCAACCACGGCAGCGGCAAAGACACCCTTTTTGCCCCCTTCTTTTGGGCGATCGGTGGCCGCGCCAAGGTCAATTGCAGCATCATCAAAAACGAAGACCTGACCTCCCAATGGGGCTACGGGCTAGAGTGCGAAGTGATGGAAATCGCCGAGCTACGCCAAGCAGAGGCCAAAGACCGCCGCGCGTTGGAAAACCACTTAAAGCCCATCATTGCAGCGCCCCCCGAGTACCTGATGGTCAACCGTAAGGGTTTGCACCCCTACTACGCCCTGAACCGCGTTTTCGTGGTTGCGTTTTCCAATGAGCGCGTAGCCATTTCGATCCCCTCAGAGGATCGCCGGTGGTTTGTCATTTGGGCAGAGGCTTCTAAACTGCCAGAGGCTCAAGCGGTGAGCTTGTGGAATTGGTATCAGCACCGTGGCGGCTTTGAGGCCGTCGCCCATTACTTGCACACCCGTGACGTGTCAGCGTGGAACCCGACCGCGCCGCCCCCGATGACCGAGGCCAAAGCCATCATGGTCGAGCACGGCATGTCAACCGCAGAATCGTTTTTGGTTGACCTCATGCGCCGCCGCGCCGGTGAGTTTTCGCGTGGTGTGGTCGGTGGGCCGTTCCACGCCCTTTGCGACCGCTTGCAGGGTCAAGCCCCCGTGGGAACCAAGATCGTACAGGGTGCGCTTTTACATGCGCTCAAGGAGGCCGGATGGGTGGACATGGGGCGGATTAAATCGCGTGACTATGACAGCAAGAAACATGTCTTTTGCGTCCGTGACATGGTGGACATGTCGAAGTCAGACCTTCGCCGCATGGTTGAAGGGTAAGACAATGCCGCCGCCTACGGCGTCGACATAAAAAAAGGGCCCCGATTATGGGGCCCTGTTAAGTTTAGGCAACTGCTACAAATTCAGCAGCACGGCAATTATAGCGGCCAGTATGGCCGCGCAGATCACCGCCATACGTCCACCAGTGCCGCAGCGTCATAAGTCGGTGCCGGTGCGGCTACCGTAAACAGGCCAGCGCCGCGCCTGATGCGCCCCCAGGCATCCTTTCGGTTTTGGTTCACCAGCTCGCCGCGTTTGACCGCCCCGTAGACCTGGTGGCGGGTAAACCCTTCATTTTCAATTTCGGCCATGGTGCGCGGTATCGCGCAAAAATCACTCAGTGACATATTGCATCGCCTCCGCTTTACAGGCTTCAACTTCGGCCTCAGTGAGCCCCTGCGCCCAGTGCTCGGCCATGTCCGCGCATTCCTGTGCCCGTGCAGCGTCCGGCGCTGTCAGCGCCAAAATCAGCGCCCGCGTCACTAAGTCGGTTTTTGCCTGTGGTGCCCATGGGGCCAGCGCCTGCTTAAATATCGGATTCATTGGCCACCTCCCACATGCTATCCTCACCCACCGGCAGCAGGCAGGGCTCCGCGCGTAGTGGCTGCCAATCCCAAGGCATAATTTTTTGATTGAGTTTTTCGTATGCGGCCACGTATTCGGCCGTTGACGTTTCGGCCCAGTACAAAGGGTAGAACCGCTTTTCGGCCCCCTTAGACTTGACCACCTTATGTTTGCCGGTGCATTTTGCATGCGCGGCCATAATGTCGTCGCGGCCGTCGCGCACGGTGTAACGGGTTTTCCCCAATGTGATTGTTTTCATGTTTAGATTCTCCAGATAAATAAATCAAGCGCCAGCACTGCCAGCGCGGCCAAATAAACAATTTTTTCAACGCGTGTCATAGAACCCCCAAAAAGTGATAGTCGTCATCGAAAACAACCACGTAGAAACCGCGCGGGCTCCCGTGCACCTCATAAGACCATGCTTCACGGTCTTGCATGGTTAATTCATCGGCCAGCGCCTGTGCGGCCGCTTTTGTTTTGTAGTAGGTCATGAGCAGCACCCACAGCACGGCGCGTCAATACAGCGCCCGCGCTTATTTTGGTAATACTCACGCCCGCCAATTTGAAACACATCAGACACATACATGCTGGCGCGGCGTGGCCGGTCGTCTTCGTCGGTTATCCACGCGCGGCGCGTGGCCGTGTCATATGCTATTTCATCGCCTGGTCGGATCGGTTGACCTGTTCGCGCGTCGATACCCTTATATTTTGCGATCATAATTTTTATCATGACATGGCCCTTTTGCAGATTTGCGCGTCGCCTTGGGCCATGCGGCCAGCCAGCACGGCCAGCCCTTTGATCAACGCGCTGGCGCGTACGCGCTCAGTGACGCCGATACCCTTATTAACTGTGAACCAGCCATGCGGATCGACTGTTACGGTCGCGGGTCGACCTTTGACGGCCAGCCATGCGGCCGCGTACGCGCTGGCCAGATTAGTTTTGTCTACGATATCCATAATTTACCTTTCGTTGATTGAATTGACGCGAATACGCGCCCGCATGCGGTCACAATGGCCGCATGCAGTCGAATATTAAGCGGCCAGCTTGATATCTATAACCCGTTTTTTCGTGCCATGTGCTGGGAATCCCACAATGGCCGCGCGTTGACGTTGGCAAAGCTGGCATGTCGCGCATGACACGTCGTCGCGCTGGGTGGCCGGACAAATAACCACGGTCCGGCCCGCTGGCGTGGTGGTGTTGGTGGTTTGCGTTGACGGCAACACCACCACCACCGGACCGGCCGCATGGTCGGCCAGCATGTCGGCATCTTGCAAGTCATTGGCCGATAGGTTGACCGTGAAACCCCATGCGTTGGCGTGGCGGATCCATGCGATCGACGCGGCGTCGCGGTGGTGTGAATAAGTAAACCCGCGACGGCCAGCATTCGCGGCCACCAGCTGGCCGAGCTTCACGGCGTCGACGGTGCCACCGGCCACGGGTAAATCACCCGCTTGATTGTGACGCCACAGTTGGCCCGCTGGCATGGCTGCGACCGTGTCGCAGAATTGGCCCCACGACGTGCCACGCGTGCCGTTACTGACAGCGGCCCAGTGCAGCGCCAATGGCCCGCTGGCCGCGTAGCATTCTTTTTTCATGCTGCAATCCGGCGGGCAGCTGGCGCGCTCCGTGGTTGATACTGGGATCGGGCCGGTTTTAACGTTGGCGCTTTTAAGGGTTAAATGTACTTGCATGGTTTACCTTTCGATTATTTGATTGAATTGACGCGCGGCCGGTGTGGCCGCGCTGGATTTGATTAACGACGGCCGGTGATAAATTCGGGATTTGACGCGACTTTGTAAACAATGGCCAGCCCGAGAATTGTATTTTGCTGGCTGGTTTTTAACGCGCTGCGGTAGAGCGCGGACAATCCGCGCGCGATGTAGTCATCGCCGAGAGTTGCGCCGTTAACGATAATTTTCGCGATGTCGCGCTGCTGGGCTTTGTTTAGTGTGTTCATCATGTGACTTTCTTTGAGTGTATGCCGGTGCGATTTTGCGCCGGTGAATATAATGTAAGGGATTTCATTGCAATTGTCAAGAGTTATTTTCTAGGGGTTTTCCCTATGTGTGGGTTTGTGGTGTGGGGTTTGTGGTGTTGGTGTGGGTGGTGTCGTTTGCCCACATGAAAACCATACGCGGCCTGATGAAAATGGCTTTGTGGACAATGTACCCTTTTAATTCTGTATTCGTTTTACAATTTCATGGTGTATTTCATATGGTGGAATGTAGTTTCATTGCAACGCACGTTTACAGCGCGACTGTGAACTATTTTCAAAGTGGCCCACACACCGCGCAAAGCCACGCCGTATATGGGTTTTATGTGGGCAATCCAATTTGACCCTCCACTAAAGTATTACATGCTAAGTTAGTGGCCACTAACCTATGGCCACATGACCCCGACCTCATGTTAGTGAGCACTTACTTAGCTAAGTTAGTAGGCACTCACTTCGCTGCAAGTTAGTAAGCACTCACTTCCAGGTTATGTAAGTAAGTGCTTACTAACATAGGCTGTAAGGATTGTGTAAGGTTTAAGGGGGAGGGGGTAGGGCCGACGGCCAGGGCCAGACGGTGACGGAGGGTTCACAAACAATTTTTTTTTATTTTTTGCAAAGTTGCCCACATGACCCACGTTTGGTATATTCGGGCACATGTTTCACAGTCTTCCATTTGAGCCACGCAAGGTTGTCGCAACCGAAGCGCGGTTAAACAAAATCTACGAAGCCGCCAAGCTGGGCTTGAAGGGCGACGCATTGGCGCTGGCGTCAGGCATGCTGCCCACCGAGTACAGGCAACTGTGCGAGCTAGACCCCGTAGCGGACATGGCGGCGCTCAAGGGCAAAGCCGACGGCGAACTGGAGATGTCCAAGTGTCTGCACAAAGCCGCGACCGAGGGCGACGCCAAAGCGGCGTTGGCGATCCTCCAGCACTCACACGGTTGGGTGGCCAAGCAATCCATCAGCATTGATGTTGACCAGCGCATCAGCATCATCGGCGCATTGCGCCAAGCAGAGTCACGAATCGTAAACATGGGTACAATAGACGAAGCCCCGCAACGCGGAAACGATGCAGGGCTTCTGATCAACAACCGTGAAAAGGACGGCGATGACTCACTCAAGTTTAACGCAAGAGCGGCTGAAGACGCTGTTGAATTACGACGCTGAAACTGGCGTGTTCACCAACAAAACGCTTCGCACCCGCGCAAAAATAGGCCAGCCAGCAGGCGCATTGACATCGGAAGGCTACACGGCTTTTCAGATAGACGGTCAAAAAATATACGCCCATCGGGCTGTTTGGTTGTATGTGCACGGTGTCTGGCCCAAAAATGAAATAGACCACATTAACCAAAACCGAAACGACAATCGGTTGTGCAATTTGCGTGAAGCCGATAGGTTTGCCAACGCGGCGAACACAGGAAAACACTCAACGAATACCTCAGGGCATAAAGGCGTTACTTTTCACGCAAGGCGTAAAAAGTGGCAAGTTCAGATGCGTTCGCGCAACAAGACGTTTTATGTCGGACAATACGATTTGCTTGCAGACGCTGTTCAAGCGCGCGCAATAGCTGAGATATTCCTTCATAGGGCGGCATAAATGCAATCGACCATCTACAGCGCTGAAGACGAAACGGAACTGATGGCCAGGCTCTGGAGTCCGGCGATCAGGGACAACCCGCTGGCGTTTGTAATGTTTGCGTTTCCGTGGGGTGTGAAGGGTACACCGCTGGAAAACTTTCAAGGCCCGCGCAAATGGCAGCGCGAGGTGCTGCTGGATGTGGCCGAGCATATAAAGATAAATCAGGGCAAGCTGGACTTCGACGTGTTGCAAGAGGCAATATCGTCAGGCCGTGGTATTGGCAAGTCGGCGCTGGTCAGTTGGTTAACCATCTGGATGGTGGCCACACGAATTGGCTCAACAACCATCATCTCGGCCAACTCTGAGAGCCAGCTTAGGTCAATCACTTGGGCCGAAATCACAAAATGGCTGGCGATGTCGATCAACAGCCACTGGTTTGAGGTGTCGGCCACCAGAGTGATGCCAGCCAAGTGGCTGACTGAACTGGTTGAGCGGGATTTGAAGAAGGGCACCAGATACTGGGGCGTGGAAGGGCGCTTATGGTCGGCCGAAAACCCCGACGCGTACGCTGGTGTGCACAATTTTGACGGTGTTTTGGTGATTTTTGACGAAGCCAGCGGTATTGACGACTCAATTTGGGCTGTTACTGGCGGTTTTTTCACAGAAAACACACCAAACCGCTTTTGGATGGCTTTCAGTAACCCACGGCGCAACACGGGGTACTTTTACGAGGCGTTCAACAGCAAACGCGAGTTCTGGCGCACAAAAGTGGTGGACGCGCGCACGGTCGAAGGCACCGACAAGGCGGTCTATCAGCGGATTATTGATGAGTATGGGCCAGACTCGGCGCAGGCGCACGTTGAGGTGTACGGTCAGTTCCCCAACGCGGGCGATGATCAGTTCATCGGGGCTGACATTGTGGACGACGCAATGAAGCGGACGAAATATCAGGATCAGTCAGCACCGATTGTGATCGGGGTAGACCCCGCACGGTTTGGCGCGGACGCCACGGTCATCGCGGTGCGCCAAGGTCGGGACATCGTGAAGATTATGCGCCACCGTGGGGACGACACCATGACGGTGGTCGGTCATGTAATCGAAGCGATTGAGGAATTCAAGCCGACGCTGACCGTGATCGACGAAGGTGGCCTGGGGGCTGGCATCGTGGATCGGCTGAAGGAGCAACGCTACAAGATCAAGGGCGTGAACTTTGGAAACAAAGCGAAGAACCCGATTATGTACGGCAACATGCGCGCGCAGATGTGGGGTGACATGCGCGAGTGGCTGAAAACTGCTGCGATTCCGAACGACAGGTTCTTGAAGACGGACTTGATTTCGCCTATGATGAAGCCTGACTCAAAAGGAACGATTTTCTTGGAAAGCAAAAAAGACATGAAGTCGCGTGGGTTGGCATCTCCTGATGCGGCCGACGCAATTGCTGTTACATTTGCGTTTCCTGTAGCACATCGACAATATGTTGAGCCGACCCGCCGCGTGAACGCGCAAGGCAGTGGATTCAACGCATCATGGATGGGGAGTTAAATGAAGAAAACGGTATCTCTGTCAGTAGGTCGAGGCGAGAAACTGCCCACGTCCAAGGGCGCTGGTTTGACGGCCAAAGGGCGCGAGAAGTACAATCGTGAAACTGGCTCTAACCTTAAAGCGCCAGCACCGAACCCTAAGACCAAGGCAGATCAAGGGCGCAAGGATTCATTTTGTGCAAGAATGGGCGCTGTAGCGGCCAACGCCAAAGATGGCGAACGTGCCAAAGCAGCCCTTAAAAGATGGAAGTGTTGATATGGCGACTAAACCTGGACTTTACGCTAACATCCACGCAAAGCAGGCCCGCATTAAAGCAGGCTCTGGCGAAAAGATGAACAAGCCTGGCAGCAAGAATGCGCCAACGGCCAAAGATTTTAAAGAGTCAGCTAAAACTGCGAAGAAGAAATAATGCCGCTTGTTAAATCCAAATCGCCCGAAGCCTTCCGCAAAAACATCAAGGCCGAAGTTGCTGCTGGCAAGCCAGTCAAGCAAGCGGTCGCAATTGCTTACAGCGTCAAGCGCGAAGCAGAAAAGAAGAAAAAATAATGGCAGATTACACAGGCATCGCCGCAGCAGGTGCTGTGGCCAACGGTGGAGATAAGAAGACTGAATCCAGTATCTTGTCCACCGCGCGCACTCGTCTCAACATGGCGATTGGGGCGTTGTCTGAATCCCGTGAAGATGAGATCGACGATTTAAAGTTCTACGCTGGCTCACCCGACAATCGCTGGCAGTGGCCAGCGGACGTGTTGGCCACCCGTGGCGCTGTGCAAGGCCAAACGATCAACGCCAGACCGTGTCTGACGATCAATAAGTTACCCCAGCACGTAAGACAGGTGACCAATGACCAAAGGCAGAACCGCCCAAGTGGCAAGGTTATTCCAGCCGACGACCACGCAGACGTTGAAGTC